GGCGGAAACAGCGGATTGCAAGCCAGCAGCAGACGGCGGGCATGCTCCCGGAAGTGCAGGGCCGTCAACTCGATGGAATGGATGCCCGCGCCGTCTTGTTTGACGTGGATTTCGGTGATCTTCCCCCCCCAGCGCCGCCGCCAATTCGGATGCAAAGGATCGAAGTCGATGATCAGATTCAAATCGGAGATCGGCATGGTCTGATGGGTCATCCAGTCGACCAGCCAATTGTCGTACAAAATGGTGAGCGTGCATTTCCCGGTGTCCTCCATCAGCTCCTCAACAGAGCAACTGAGTTCGCCTTCGAGGGTGTTCATCACGTTCAGGTCGCCGTCGGTGATCCGGATCAGGGGGCGTTGTTTGGCGCCCTCGAGGACGGTGTGCCGGACCCCGCTCAGATAGGTGGCGCACGCCGCCGTGTCCGTCAACAAATCGGGGACGGCCGGCCCGGCGATCGGCAGCTTGATCCATTGATCGAACTGCAGGCCGATATCGAAGTTGGTGGGGCCGCCGAACAGGGCGGAGAGGGCTTGGCTCATGGCGACGCGGCCCGTCGGTAAGTATCGGTACAGTGGCGATGGTGAAGCGATGCAATCCCTGCGGACAGACCAAACCGCTCAGCGAATTCAATAAACGCTCGTTGAGCCAAGACGGCTATGGTCCTTGGTGCCGTGACTGCAGGAAGCAATATCAGACAGCCTACTATCTCCGCAACAGGAAGCGATTCCTGGCGGACAAAGCTGAATACCGCCAACGACCGGAGAACAAAGAACACAACAGGTTGTACCAGGCTGAATACCGTCAAAGGCCAGAAAATAAGGAATCCGCACGCGAATACCAACGAAACTATCGACCGAAGTGGCAAACAGCGAACCGCGACAAGATGCGTGCTTACAGCGCGAAATGGTCGTCCGATCCGAAGAACAAGGCTATCAAAGCTGCGTATGAAGCGCGTGAAGATGTTCGGCAACGGAGAGCTGAGTACTCGGCTCGACCGGAAAATAAAAACCGTCAGCGACGACGGGTTCAGGAATATGCACAGCGCCACCCAGAACGTATCCGTGAAAACGGACGAATCAACAGCGCTATCCGTCGTGCCCGCTTGGCCGGGAACGGGGTCATCCCATTCACTATCGATCAGATCAAAACTAAACTTACGTATTGGAATAATTGCTGCTGGATTTGCGGTAGCCCTAGCACTGCTATCGATCACGTTAAACCCGTTACGGCGGGCGGCGCCCATGTGCTGTGCAATCTCAGACCAATTTGCACACCATGCAATTCGGCGAAGCATAACAAATGGCCTCTGCCCTCTCGGGCGGAGATCCTGGGTTTCATTGAGTGACAGCATATTTCACCGCGAACGCTTAAATCGTTGGGGAACAAGTGCGACTATGACACCGTTGGGATTCGAATGCCCTACTGTGAATTGGCAGGTTGTTTTCGGGGGAATCTGGTAGATAAACCTATTGGCGAACTGTAATTGTAATGGTAATCCTTCCGAAGCAATTCCAGATAAAAAGAAATCAAGGATCTGCGATTGCCGGATCAGGTCGAACAGCAGGTTGTCTTGCGGGTCGTTGGCGGCGGTCAGGGTGCGGTGCGCGGGTTCGGTGTCGCACATGAACGTTCCGACGCTGTTGGTGGTGACGGGCAGCGCGACGAGCCGGGTTGAGGCGTTGTCCTGCACGATCGCCTGCCCCGGCGAGCTGACGTAATAGGTCGCGTAGCTGGGCAAATCCCCGCGGTTGGCCAGCGGCAGCGTCCCCCAGTAGTAGGTCTGCCCGAGCAGGGCATCCAATGTTCCGGCCAGCAGACCGGCGGGGGGTGGTTTCGCCGGGCCGGCCTGGGCGGCTTGGAACGGCAGCGTCAGGGCGGGTTTGGTGTAGTAGGGGCGGGCGGCCAGCCAGGTCAGATCCCAGGCGGAAAAGTTGTTCCCGAACGCCGTCGGGTCCTGCGACTGGGCGGTCTGCACGGTGGTTTGTGGGCGGACCGGGATCCACCGCCACCCGGAGAAACGGGTGTAGACGCCGAGCCAGCCGTCGTTGGTTTCGTCCTGGCCGGCCCACCAGTGTTCCTCGGCCATCCGGTATTGGTATTCGGTCAGGGGTGGGGCGTGGTTGCCGATGATGATCTTCAAATTCAGCTGCCGCTGGGCGACGTTCTGCCGCTGAATGGAGGCGCCCATCATGTAGGGGGAGTTGACGAGGACTTGTTCGGTGGGCCAGTTCTGGTCGCCCATGATCTGCCCGGAGCCGCTGCCGGCGAGCCGCACCCCTTGGCGGCCTTTGCGGGGGCCGGCCAGATCCCAATAGTTGCCGAGGGGGTCGAGGTAGAGGATGTGGGTTTGCATGCCCCGCAGGGCGGGGGAGAGTTGGTTGAACGGGACCGCGGTATCTGTGAAGGGGGGGCGGCCCATCGATGTGGTGGTGTTGCCCGGCGGGTAGGACGGCGTAGTCATTTTGCTGGCGGCAATCCTTGTCCGCCCGCGGACGGTGGGAGTGCGGAGCTGGCCGGGCCGCTGGGGCCGGCCATGTTAGTCAGCTCCTGGGCGGCGCCGTGGCCGGCGATGATCGCGCCCGGCATGTGCAGGTTGGTGATGTTGGTTGGGCCGCCGCCCAGGCTGCCCGGCGTCCCTGCGCCGCCGCCGGGGCCGCCGGCCGCCGCGCTGGCCATCTTCGCCAACCCGAGCCCGTATTGCAGGGCGACCATCCCCATCTTCCAGATGCCCCACTGGGTGAACGGTTTCCCGAACGGGCCGCCCGCCCCGAACCCGGCTTCCTCGAACAGGCCGGGGCCGATGGTGGCGCCGAGCTGCTGCAGCATCGAATTAATATCGGCGCCGCCCCCGGCGCCGCCGCCCGTACTGGCGGGAACGCTGGTGGACGGGGTGAACACCCCGGCCCCGCCCGGCGCCGGGGAGCCGGTCGTAGCGGGGGCGCCTTTGTTGGCGCCGTACTTGTACGTGTTGGGCCAGCGCCCCGCCCGCTGCGCCACCGGCACCCGGTTGGCGACCGCGATCTGCTGTTCGCGGGTGGCGTGGTCGGGGCGGTCAGCGAACTCGAGCCCACCGAGATCCTTCCAGGTGGGCAGGTCGAACTGCAGGCCCCCGTAGTAGCCGTTGCCGGTGTTACACGCCCAGTTCGACCCCGACTCGTGCACGGCGATAGCGTCCCAGTCGGTGCCGCCACCGTAGCCGGTGGTCCCGGCGTCCGACGCGGGCCCGCCGGTGCCCACCCCGCCGGTGAAGATCCCGGCCGGGATGCCGAACCCAGACGCCAAACCCGACAGGAACGCCGACCCCGGCGACACGGAGGGGGTACTGCTACTGGTGCCGGCGGCAGCCGACGCGGCGGTGCTGCCGGTCGGCAGATGCGCCGATCCCAGCGTCAACCCTTGCCCACCCCCAGCGCTACCGCCCCCCGCGAGCTGCTCGAGCCCCAGCGACGAGCCGCGTTTGGCGGCGATATGCACATGATCGTGGTGACCGGCCAGGGTGCCCGCCCCGTAGAACATGGCCGGCACCAGATGCCCGTCCTTCACCAACTGCGGCAGCGCCGGGTTGGTGTGGATGACCTCGGCCAACTGGGCGCCGTAGTTTTGGATCATGTACATCGCGAACGCCAACTCCTGCGGGGTTTGCATCCCGTTGGAGAAGTCGCCGGCTTCACCCGTGTCGTGATACCCGCGGTCGACAGGGTGGGTGCCGTGCCCCGATTTGCCGGCGGTGAGTTTCAATCCGTAGCCGTGCGCGATGGCCAGGGCACCCAGGATTTCGGTGTCCACCCCGGCGACGTCATCACCCGCGCCGGAGGCGTAGTAGTGGGCGGCGCCGGCGCCGAACCCGGCGCCGACACCGGGCACGTCGCCGCCGCCCGCGTAGTGATTGATGGCGTTCAGCATGGGCCGGAACTGGCGGGCGGCTTCCTTGCGGACGACGAATTCCCCGGGTTCCAGCATGCCCAGCACGGTGTCGCCGCCGCCGTACCCGGGAATCCAGCCGCCGGCGGCGTGCCCGGTGTCCGGCGCCGGCACCAGGATCACCCCGGGCGGCAGCGGGGGGACGGGCGGGCCGGGCGCCCCGGGCGCCGGCAAGCTCGAGGGCGGGGGCGGGGGCCCTATCGGCTCGCCCTGCAGATTTGTCGGCGGCTTAGTGGGATCAAATCCCGGCAATCCCGGCACGTTCGGTGGCCCCGCCGATCCCCACGTCGCCGGCGGGCTGACGTTGGGAAGGGTAGGCAGATTCAGCGCGTTATGTATCTTTTCGGCCAGGTCAATGGGGAACTGGTAGATCCAGTCGCTGACTTGCTTGAGGACCGGCAAATCGTGGATGCCCGCGATGAGTTGCAGCCCGGTGCCTAAACCTGCGATACCGTTGGCCACTGCGCCGACTTTCCCGCCGATGGTGCCGAGATGCCCTTCGAATCCCGGGGCGTCTTTGTTGAAACCCGACATGCCGTCGGCGGCGGCGTGCAGCCCGTCGGAAAGAGTTCTCAGTGGGCCTTCCTCTTTCGCGGAGGCATCGCGGGCGCGGTCCAGGGCGCCGCTCCAGTCGCTGATGTCGGCGCCGAACAGTTTCGCGATCGGTTCGGCGCCTTTGAGCGCGTCCTGCAGGCCGCCCACGGCGCCGGCCAGGTCGTGCGCCTTGGTGGCGTTGACGGCGTCGCGGATCCCGCGGAACGCATCGGCCGCGCCCCGCGTCTTTTCTGTGATGCCGCCCATGATCTCTTCGAAACGTTTTAATCCGGGGATTTTGTCCTCGGCGAAGTCCAATATCGCGTCGGCGACGGCTTTGCCGACGATCTCCCCGGTTTCCGGGGTGACGGTTTCCAGGCCTTTGAGGACGGCGCCGCCGATTTTCTGCCCCAATGTTTTCCCGGCAGTCTCGGGTTCGGGGATGATGACGTCTTCGATTTTGTTGTCTTTGGCGGCTTCTTGGATGCCTTTGTTGATGCCGGCGCCGATCGTTTTCCCGGCGTCGATGGCGGCGTTTTGGGTGGCCCAGCCGCCCGTTTTCCCGGCTAGCACATCGCCGATGACGCCGCCCCCCGTAGTGGGGGCGGTTTTCATGCCTTCGTTGATGCCCTGATTGAGGCCGGTGCCGATTTCCTTCCCCGCTTTTTGGGCGGCGGTGCGGGTCGCGGTCCCGACGGGTTTCCCGGCGATTACCTCCCCCAAAATCGACCCATCAGCCGGGATCGACACCCCTTTCATGCCTTCGGTGAATCCCTGATTGAACGCTTTCGCGCCTTCCCGCCCGGCCGCCAGGAATTGCTTGGACAGGCCCGACATCTTGGGCGCGACGTTGATGAAGACGGTGCCGAGTTCGTTGCCGCCGGCCGGCGCCGTCATCTACCGCCACCTGCGTTCATGGGATTTGCCTTTGGGTCGCTGCTCCCGTTCTTCGTCGAGGCGATCCATTTCCTCCCAGGTCATGACGTCGGCGGGGAATATCTGTTCGCCGGGCAGCCGATCCCCCAACCCGGGGCGGTCGTAGGGTCCGGTCAGGTGGGCGACACCGGCCTGGGCTTCGGCCATGTTCGCCAGGACATGGTCGGTGCGGGTCCAGCCGTCATCGAACGCGTGCCGCAGCGCCGAGCCCGGCGGGCTAGCGACCACGATCGAAATCAGCTCACTGATCGTCAGGCGGTCGGTGAACATATCCTTTGCGCGGAATCCGAGGGTGAGCAGGTCCCGTTGCAGGGCGTGCCCGTATCTGCCCACCGCCGCGGTGAGCATCAGGATTCCCCCGGCGGCTCCCCGCCCGTCGGCCGGTTAATCGGCGCGAACCACGCCGAAAACAAGTTGCTTTGATCTTTGGGGTCGTCGTCGCCGAGCGCGGCCACCCGCAGCCGAATCGACTTCGGGACGTCCGCCAACATCATCCACTCAAAACTTTGGAACATCTCATTGAGGTCGTAGATCCGGCAAAAGAATTCCTGGCTGGTTTTCACGGTGTTGATGTGCGGCAGCACGATCGGGTCGCCGCCCTTGCGGGGCTTCCACACGAAAATCTTGCGGTCCCCGTAGGGGTGCTCAATGTCGGGCACTTTTGTCGGGGGTGGCAGCGGGGTAGGGTTGGCGGCGCCGTTACTCGCCGGGCCGTTGGTTTTCTGCGGCGCCGCCAAGCTCACGGGTTTTGGGGCCGTCGCCCGTTTCCGGGGTGGGGCTGCGGTCATCAGGTGAAGATCCCGTCGTCCCAGTATTCGATCGCGAAATCGTTGCCGTCGTTGGGGAACGCTTCCAGGGTGACGTCGAACGTGGCGAGTTCTTTGTGCGACCATTTCGGGCCGGCGATCGAGGTGGGGCGACCGTAGCCGACCACCAGGCGCGCCGACATCTTCTGGTAGTAGGCGTCAAACACCCAAATCCCGGAGTCCAGCAGCGTGCCGTTGATTTTCGAGGTGATGATCGTCCCCGTGGTCGCGGTCGGCGGGGTCGTCGTCACGTTCGCCGAACCGTGCACCGCCGACTGCACGGCTGAGTTCATCATCTGCAGCAGTTTGAATTTGAGTTGCAGCCCATAGTGGTCCTGCAGGATCGCGATCAGGTTGCCACCCCAGTCGTACTGCTTACCTTCCGGGCGGTCTTCGACCCGCTCCAACCCGTTCTGCTCCACCCGGCCCAATGTCACGAACGCCGGATCCAAAGCGGACGTCGCATCGGTGGGGAGGGTGGTGCCGAACGGGGCGAACCGGACACCGCCGGTCACCTTAGGGGAGGGGGCGGCGATTTCCTGGACTTCGGCGATCACAACGGGCGGGGCGGTCATTCGGTTTCCTCCTGCTCAAGCATGTAGCAATGCTGCACGGCTTAGCATTGCACGCCGGGAGGGGTTTCGGGGGTTAGGACACGGCGAGGGCGTGCCCCGGGATCCGCCACATCAGCATCGCCTTATAGCGGGGCATGTTGACCAGGGGATCGTTTTGTTTGAAGAGGTTGCCCTGGACTTTGGAGTGGGCGACCCACCAGTCGACGCCGTCGTCGTCGGTGACGGTGAACGTGTAGATCCCGCGGGCCCCGTAACCCAGCGCGGTCCGCAAATTCTTCGCCGCGGCCGGTTCCTCGTTCTGCGGGGCGTAGGAGTGCAGGATCAGGGACAGGTCGAACATGATTTCGTCGTCCCGCTGGAAACCCCCGCCCGCCTCGAGGCGCAGCCAGGGGGTGACGGTGTCCGCGCGGGCCGCCGGTTTCGGCAGCCGGGTGGTGACCGGGACCGGCGACATCAGCGGGGTGAAATACGCCAGCGCCAACGATTCGGGGTCGGGGCCGACGATGCCGTACGGGGTTGGCGCGGTCATTGGGTGGCCGTTCCGCCGAAATGGGCCAGCGTTTTAAACAGGGTGGAATTCTTGGCGTCATCGATCATCGCCGCGAAATTGCTGGACCACACGTTAGCGCGGGCACGCTTGGAATCCGGCCAGTCTTCGACGTCGGTGACCGCGTAGATCGCGCCTTTCTGGATCGCGCGGCTGTTCGCGTCGGCGGCCATCTCCTGCACCTTCGCGTCCAGCGCGGCGACCACCGCCGGCGCATGCAACGCCTTGATCGCGAACGCCGAGAAGGCGGCGCGGTCGATGACCATCTCCGAACCGTCCCGGAAGCGGTGGGCGCCGGCCGGCGCGTCGGTGTCATCTTGTTCGGGCTCGGCGCCGCCGCCGGCCAACGGTTCGGTCATGTGATCCGCCGCAACTTCACAATCCCACCCGCCCATGCGTACAGCTTTTTGAACGGGCCCTGAAAGTCGCTGGTGGGGTCGCCGTTCACCCAATACTGCACCCCGCCGTCATAGTTCCCGGACTCGTCGACGGTGCCGCCCAGAATCACCCCATCGGACGCGGAATAGTGTTGCGGGTCGGGGACCGCCATATCCAGGGTGGTTTCGATGCGGTCAAGGAACTCCGGCGAAATCACTTCCGAGCTGGATCCCAGCCGCCCGGCCTGATGGTACGAATACACGTAGCGGATGACGGGGGCGCCGTCGACGATCGGGTTGTTGCCGTGCGCATCCGTGGTCGTGGTGTCCACGGTGCGGGGGGTGTGCAGCACCGGCCACGGTGCGGGGATCTTCATCAGGCGACCACCGGCAGCCGGTAGGAGGCCAGCCGGTCCATCTGCTCAGCGTTCAGGTTCAGGCCGGCGTTGCGGGTCAAGGTCAGTTGGTAGCCGGGGGTGGTGATCCCGGAGACATTGCCGGCGGTCATCTCGGCCGCCACTTCGGCGAGCTCGTAGGCCACGGCTTTAACATCCGCAGGAACGCTCGGATAGCCGTGCGTGAACGTGACGGTGGCGTAGCCGAAGTTCATCGCCGGCAAATAGTTCGGGGTGTCGGGCCCGTAGTAGTAACCGCTATAGGAGCCCCACCACCAGCCCGAATACAGGCCCAAAGGTTGGATGACGCCCTGCTGCGTCCAGGTGTACATGGCGGGGTCGAGGTCGATGGTGGTGTCCACCCCGGTCTGGATACTGACCGACGACACATCCGTCACATATAAGGAGGGGAGCATGATGCGGCCGTTGGTGCCGATCCGCAACTTGCCGGCGGTGTCGGTGTCATTGGGGTAGATCCGCCACCCGCAGTAGGTGCGGATCCTAGCCCCGGCCACCGACAGGAAATAGTTCGGATCCTGCGCCTGAAAACTAGCCCAGTCCGGGTCGTTGGGATCGCACAACGGCGGATACGGGTCCCGGGGTTGCGGCGCCACCGCCGACGGGCTGCTCACATCTCCGCTTCCTGCAACAGGGCGATCAGCTCGGTTTTGCGGGCACCCGCCGGGTAATCCACCTCGAGGTCGTCGAGCGCGGATTTCAGTTCGGCGACGGTCCAGCCTTCCAGGTCGACACCGGCTTCGGTTTCGGTTTCCCACAACGACGGCTGCACGTCGGGCTCCGCGGCGGGTGCCGCAGTCATCGGCTCCGCCGACGCGTACGGCGGCAGCTCCACGAAATCCGAATCCACCAACTCGACACTGGATTCCGGCAGATCCGCCGGCAACAACCCCACCAACTCCACCAAATGCTCCGGCACCGCCACCCCCGCATCGGTAAACCGCTGCACCGCCTCCACAATCGACAGCCCCCACCCCACCTGGGGGTTACGCACCCAAATCTTGCCGGGCGGCGGCGGCGGCATCCGCCCGAACCGCCCCGGCGCGGGCGCCGTCATTAGGCGACCGCGATGCTGGTGGCGGTCGTGGTGACCTGCGCGGTCGACCCCCAGCCCGGCGCGGTCGCATGCGCGGACAGCAGCCAGTTATGCAGGGCGAGCAGAGTGCAGGGCGTGGTCAACGCACCAGGCGGCACCTTCACCCCGGAACGTTCGTCAACAGAATCTTTAGCATCCATGAGCAAAGCCTAACGCCGTAGCATGTCACAAGGGTGATTGACGCGCGGTATGACGTTGCAGGTAGTCGGCGGCGGCCCGCAGCAGATCAGGATCATCCCCAGCCATCCCCATGAACCGATTACAGACGTTGCACAGCAACCCCCGGATCACCCCTGTCCGATGATCATGATCAACCGAGAGGTTCGGATACGTCCCACAACCATTGTGGCAGATCGCACACACACCACTTTGCGCCGTCAGCAGTTCGTCATACTGTTCGGGCGTGATGCCGTACAGCTTCTTGATGTTGTGCCTGCGGTTGATCTCACTGTAGGTGCCCAGTTCTTTTCGCCGTCGGGTTAATGCTTTTTTCTTGCATTTCGGGCAGCAGTTGAGGCTTTTAGCCTTGATCTGCTTTGGCACGTAATCTGCTCCACACACGCTGCATGGACGCGCCAGATAACTTGCTTTGACGGGTTCGCCGCGCTTGGCCGCGCTAAAGCAATCTCGGCACCAGGTTCCACGTTTGCCGATGTAAGACGGGGAGAAAGCTGAGTGCGGGAGCTGTTGTTTACAGCTCCCGCACTGCTGAGTTGGGGTGTCATCCATGCACCCACTATATTAAAAAGTGGGTGCATGGCACCGACTTTTTAGAATGTTGGTGCGGTCAAACCGGTGATCTGCACCACGGATTGGGGATAACGAGCGGCCGTGAAAGCCAGATAGTTGTACACCTGCAGCAGCACGGTCAGGTTGACTGCCCTGGTTTCCGGCAAGACTCTCGCGCGGATCCCGGATTCCCACAGGATGAGGTCGGAGGACCGCATCACGTAGACGATGTCTTCGGTTCCTGCGCCGGAGTTGGTTGCTATGTTCGGGTCGGTGACGACCGGCAGGCCGTGGATGTTGCCGACCACTTGCTGGGAGTCGACGTCGGTGAGGACACCGACCACGTTGAACGGCATGTTGCCGTTGGGCAGCACCAGCGGGCGCTGGTTCCCGTCGAGCAGGGACAGGAACCAACCCCAGCGGCGGGGGTGCATGACGATCACTTCGGGCGGCAGGAAGCGGGTGGTGTGTACGGTTTGCACCGCGTTCGCCAGGGCGCTGTACACGCCGGCGATGGTGACCGCGGACGCGGCGACCGACGTGATACCCGGCGTGTTCCCGACCCCCAGTACTTGGCCGCTGGATCCACTGCCGCCGATGACCTGGGTGTCCAGGACGGCGGCGTGCGCGGCGACCAGGTCACGGAACACGACGTCGTCGAACGCGATCGGGGACTGGTCGATCAGCTGGATCGCCACCCCCTGCTGACCCGAAATTGTTCTGACCGGTGCATTGATAAATGTATCTGTCAGGGCAGTTTCTGACACGGCGGTGTTATCGGCGGTCTGCACGCCGACGGTGGTGCCGGTCAACATCTTCGGCACGTTAATCGAGTCGGTTCCGCCGGGCAGGGTTTGGCGTTGGGTGACGTTCGCGAACGCCCGGCCCGGACGGGCGTAGGTCACGTATTGATCCATCAACCACGCCGGCGGCACCGCGTAGCCGCCGGACCCGTCGACCCGGGAAATGTCGGCGCGGTACTCCTGGTATTCGGGGTTGTTGGCGACATCCTGGGCGTGGTCGTAGAGGCGGCGCCGCGATTCCCCGTCGGGGTCGAGGTTCATCGTCAACCGGATCAGGTCTTTCACATAGGAGCGGTGGTGCCGGTTTTCTTTGGTGTAGACCGCGGACTCTTTGACGTGGACGGCGGCGCGTTCGGTGTGCCGAACTTTGGCGAGGTTGTTAGCGATGGTTCCCGAGCGGCGGACTTCTTCGCCTACCTCTTGGATGCGTTTGTCGAGGGCTTCGATGTTTTCCCCGAGGCCGCGCATCTCGTCGACATGCGCGCGTACTTCGGCGTCCTCTTCGGCCGAGAGGGTGTCGCCGTGCTGGTCTTTGGCGACCATCAGGATGGCGGTGGCTTTGCGTTCCAGGTTGTCGCGTTTTTCCACCAGCTGGGTGCGCTGCTCGATGAGGCGTTTCAAAAATTCTTCCATCGAGTTGTTTTCGACGGCATCGGTGCTGGGCATGACGGCGGCTCTTTCTTTAGGCGTGACAGGGTTGGGGGTTGGCCGTGCCGGCCATGCCCGTGCCGGGCTGTCGCCGTTCTGTGCCAGATTCGCGACTTGGGTGCCGATGATAACGCTACGGGGCCAGGGTGGGGGGCAGCGACACGCGGACCTTGTCGAGTTCGGCGAGCCGGGCGGTGATGCTCCGCAGCCCGGCGGGGTCGGCGGCTTCGCGCACCATTTGCAGCGCCGCGCTGATGGGGCCGACGCTGATGGTGTCGTTGGCGGGGCAGCCGAACGCCTCGACATCACACCCCCCAACCCCGTCCTCGTCCTCGTCTTCGTCGTCGTCTTTGGTGTAGGGGACGGTGGCCGGGTCGGCGGGCCCGGGCGGCAGATACTCGCCGCGGACGATGGCCGGCGCCGGCGCGCTGTAGGGGATGGGGGGCTCCGATTTTTTGTCGTCGGCGACATCCACCCCGAATTTCTTCAACGCGGCTTTGATGCGGCCCTTGATCGCCGCCAACTCGCCGCCGGTATACCCCGCTTGATTCTTGGGCATGTTGATGTAGGACCAGGCGGCTCTCGCGTGGGCTTCGGTGTCGATCGGGTATTTTCCGTTTTTCGGGTCGGCGTAGGCGACGTCGCCGTAGGGTTTCTTGGAGTCGGCGCGGTACCCGTGGGCGACCGCGTCCAAAGCGTCGGCCAGGCTCGCGTCGAGGCGACGCAGCTCCACCAGCTGCCCCTCGGACAGGGCGGCGGCGGCCTCGAGCGCATCCCCGATCGCCACCTGGGTCGCCGAGTTCGCGCCGTAATTCACCACGCTGACATCTCCGTGGTGCAGCGACACCTCGGTGATGGTGCGCTGCGTGTACGACTGGTCCCACAGCTGGTCTTTGACCCGGAACCCGAACGACATTTCGTCCATGTTGGAGCGGCCGTTGGCTTGCGGCTTCAACTTGGGGATCAGCCTTTGGACGTCGGGGTCGGCGGGGTCGAGCAGGGCCCGGATTTTCAGGCCGGCCCGGTCGCGGGTCAGGAACAGGGTGTCGGTGGTGGTGCGGGCCAGCGCCATCCCCTCGTGGTTGACCAGCAGCATCACGTCGGGTTTGCTGGCCAGGGTGACGTCGAACGCGGTGCGCTGCAGCTGCTCGGTCCAGCCGCCTTTGTCGGGGCCGCCGTACACGTCGTAGGGGTCGAAGGTGGCGGCGTAGCCTTCCAGCACGATCCGCCCGTCGCGGTCCCGGCGGTATTCGAAGGGGCACGCCGCCCTGGTTTCGGGGACGTTGAGCAGGTTGACCCGGTTAGCGTGCGCGGCGGCGGCGATGCTGGTCATGATGTTGCTCCTACGGGGGATCCGTTGGTTGACGGGGTTTGGGGGCGCCCACCGAAACCGGGTTCGGTGTCGGCGGGTTTCTCCCCGGCCGGGCCTTTCGCGGCTAGGGCGGCGGTTTTCGCGGGGTCGAACCCAGACGGCGCCATATTCACCGGCTGCAAGAAAGTGTCCAAACCGTCAGCCGGCTCCATCTCCTCTTTCGCCCGAACCTCGTTGCGGTTAGCCCACCCAGCCTGAATCGCCG